CTGGGTCCTACAATCCCATGCTATGCATGGACCGTCTCTGACGGACGTTCTTTCCTGGTCCTTCTGGGCCTAACAGCGCAGGAGTACTTATGACTATTATTATCAAAAATGACGATAACAATCATACCATTGGGAAAGACCGAAAAATGGGTCCCGTAGATTATGGTGTTGTTCAATTAGCACCCTACGGATCTCAGAAAGAAGGCCTGAAGTGTAAATATGTAAAGGGTAAACCTTATACATACATCAAAGCAGACCAACGTCCTGAGATTCTATCTCGCGTCCAAACTGTTGACGGATTATGGGAAACTATTAAGTTGCCAGAATCCATGTCGCTAGTTGGAGGCTTGTTAGAAACAGACCCTCTAAGGAATCTTGACGTATTTCTTGACCAAGCTGAGTATTACGCTTGGCAGGATGCCATCTCCAATTCAATGGAGTATGGTAACCTTCTTCTTATGGTCTCCGCTATTGAAGCGGGAGACACTATTAAGATGGTACGTTTCGTATTCGTTAGGTTGTTTAACATTATTATGGACCTATATAAGGCCTGTAAGAAGTTAAACGTAGTGGCCACTTACGACATTTTAGCCGATATGTGGTTAGAATGGCGGTACGGTTGGCGGCCCCTAATTGGGGAAGTCACCGCAATGTATGAACTTCTCACTGCAGATAAACTGTATAAAGTGAAATCTTCATACGGAGGTCGCAGTCTGTCCATTCCGGACCCTGTTACCTTGCCCCTGGTGTTCTGTACCACTTCTGAAGGTCGTACTTTTACGTACGAGCCTACTCTAAGTTACAGCTCAGCAGTCTCCAAAGTTGGCTTCAATTATTGTAATACCGCTAATTCGCGAAACGACGATATTTGGGCCAAATTGGGTCTTGACGCTGAATCCTTACTAATGACTGCATGGGACCTAGTCCCGTTTAGTTTCATAGTGGATATGTTTCTCAATGTTAGCGCGATACTTCAAGTTCCCTCACAGGAATCCGAAGTTAGCACTTTCAACGATTACGTATCGCGGCTGATACATTCACCGCGAATCAGTTTCAAGTGTAAGTCAATTGACGGTTCAGTCCCTACGGATCTTGAATTTAAGTTTCCGTGTGAAGACCTAACTAAACGTTTTCGAGACTGTAAGAAATTACAACTCTCATACTGGAATGATCCAGTAAAACGTATTAGACTAGTCTCGCCTCCACAGCCTCATTTCAAAGAAATGAGTATAGTGGAGCGGGCCTTTGGTTGTCACGTTATGGACTGCAACTTCGTTCCATGGGAGCAGATAGTTTATCTGCCTTACCCCCTGGAAGGTCACGACTGCAATGGCCAGCAGGTAGAGGATACAATCTACTATCGGTATGACCCAACCTTCTTCCGCGGCGAAAATGGCCACGGGGAGGAATGGTTACACCGGTACCCTGAGATTACCCAGGATTTTGATCGTCTCCTTTATCAATTCGGCCCCGATGATGATCTCCCTTACGTCAAAAGCGTATTTAAGGAGTTCTTTCATGAAGTAACTTCTAAGGATGTAGCACCATTCATCGGCGCATTCCGCGCTGAGCTTGATGCTTTGCAACCTTATAATGATTACTATGAGTTCATCGGCCAAGTAGATGCTCTTAACAAGAAGTATTTCCCGCTAAGAGCGAGCAATTATCAGCAGCCAAATAATTGGTATGTACCAATTTTGAATCCTGGTAATTACACCGTGGGTCGTCTCCCTACCAAGGGCGGTGACTTTATTTTAAACGATAATCTAGATATTGATCTAGAGAAAGTAACGTTGATGGAGAGGAAACTTCGCAAGACGGACCAAAAGGACCGCTGGGAAGTCTCTACCGAGTTAAACCTAGCACAGTGGGCCGATATAGCAATAATCGGCGAAAAACTTGTGCGTGGACGTTTAAAATATAACCAAATCAATTAACTTAACCCGCAGATTCATCTGCATAGAGGATATTAAGATGGCTAAAATTGGCGTCATTTTTGAACCTAAAGAAAACTTTACCCCTCCTTCTGTCATCGGACAGAAGTTTCGTGAACTAAATTCGGACTCTGTACAGTTTGTCCTTCAGGACCATACTCCAGAGCTTCGACATTTAGTTACGGTAACATCAAAGTTACCGGTTCCACGAAAAGGTAACCCTGGTACAGTCAAATCGACTATACATATTCTGAAGGACGTCTCTATTCGCAATCCGGACCAAACCTCAAAGGTTGTTCCTGTGATTACGAAGATCGAAACATCTTATCCAGTCGGCACTAGCGTTATTGCACTTCAAAATGAAATGCTATTAGCGGGCAGTGTTGCTCTGGACCACGTTGTTTTCGAAGACCTCTTCAGTAAGGGTATTCTAGTTGATGTTCGCAATTAATGAAATTGCTGAACTTCTGCTTCACCTAATCCAGGTGATACTAGAATTTATTTCGCGAGCCTCCTAGGCTCTAATAGGATTACTAGATGACAATTCCAAGTCAAAAATCCGTTAGCAAAGCTGAGTTTTCGGCCTTGCGCGGTATGCTTTTTGCTGCCCTAGGGCAAATCAAGCATCTTTTCACCATAGCTGAGTTGAACTCAATTACTGGCTATATACGCAGTAATAAGTTTGACGTCCACGACCTTCCTGTCGTTTCTTCTAAATTAGAAGAGGCCCGGGCAAACGGCACAATGAATGTTGCCGATTTCCGTGGACTTTATCAGTTTGCTAGCCTTCTCAAAAAGTATCCTTTTCGTGGAAACGATAAGATTTGCTTAATGAAAGGTCTAGAAAAACTCCAGGCCGGTGAAAAAAGTTGCAAAGAGGTTAACGAATCGATCGAACAGCGTTTTGCTGCTGATTCTGATTTGTTTAATCGCGTAATTGCGATTATCGAGGATATCCTCGGTGTTGACGTCCCATGCGACTTCCTGGATACGGATATATGTTTTGGTCCTGGTTCAACCGTTAATCCTAACGGAAGAACGTACGAAGAAACTTCTCTGTTTTTTAAGTTATCAGATAAGTTAATCGTACCCAAGAAAGCCAAAATGTATCTGGCCGCCCTCCTCTCATACCAACCAAATTGGGTTGATATGTTAGGCACTCATTATCATCTTGATCGTTGGAACTTTGAGAACAGGATTAGCTTTGAGCTAGCCGTGTTTAATAGGCACTTCGTGATTGTGGACAATGATTATCCGTCTAAAATCGGTTTTGTGCCGAAAAGTTCGGATGAACACAGGGCAATAGGTATTGAGATGAACGGTCTCGTGCCTCTGCAGATGGTGGTTGGATCCCTGATCCGTCACCGTCTTAAGAGTCGCGGTATAGACCTTAATTCTCAAGGGCGCAATAGACATATGGCTCGCCTGGCGAATACTTTCGACTTAGCGACCATAGATCTAGCGAACGCTTCCTCAAGCATTTCGCTTGAGCTCGTTCGTAAGTTGTTACCTCCTCAATGGTTTGGCCTAATCGATGCGTTTCGCACCGAAGTAGGCACACATAAACCAACAAATACTACTATTTCTTATGAAATGGTGTCTTCGATGGGAAATGGTTTCACTTTTGAGCTCGAGTCCCTCATCTTTTATGCTTTGGCTTCCGCCATCGCCGAAAGGGAGGGGCTTAGTCGTATAGAATCGCGTAGGTCCATAACTGTATTCGGTGACGATATTATCGTTCCCCGACGTATAGTTAGCGGATTAGTTGATTCAATGAACCTGTTCGGATTCACCGTTAACCTCGGAAAATCCTTTTATAAAGGACATTTTTTCGAAAGCTGCGGATACGATTATTACCGTAATGAACAAGTCAGGCCTTTCTTCTTGAAGAGAACTTTGGATAAACAAGAAAATCTTCTTTTTGCCATGAATAGCATAATGTTACGCGCTATTAAGGCTCAACAGTTGATTCTCATTGACGTTTATCAGTTCCTATTCAAGCTGCTTAAGAGTGGTGAACCCTTTGATACGGGTCCGCTACATTTCGATAGAAACTTAGGTTCTACTTGGAACCCGGAGTATTCTACCGATGATCTTGAAGCATGCCTTCGATTGCCTCTTTTTGTTGCTCAAAAGATGGGCGGAGTGTCTTACGACATATCCACTTTTTCTTTTAGCTACTATAGAACAATCGTTAGAGGAGTTCAAGCTCCGTTATCGAGAAATCCGCAATATGCCGTAAGGCATGTCAGGTATTTTCTCTTTTTACGGGGCTTCCTCGAAGGGAAGGCCCTCCTACGTGGTCGTACTATCCGTGTGCGTCGTCGTAGAGTCACATCCCGCTGGGATGGTGACCTAGGTCCTAATGAACAACGCGTAGCCGCCATAATGGCCTCTACATTAGTTAATTAGGGTATTTAAACTGGACTAGTGTCCAACCAAACGAAACAGGAAGCAACGACGCGTAGGCCTCGTCCTTTTCTTG